TGCGGTCAGCTTAATCTGAAGCCTAATTCTATTTTTCGTACGCCGCCGTTTTCGGAGAACTCCGTGGTGACGGCCCGCACGTAATATGTGCCGTCCTTGTGCGGATAGTCGGCATCGTGCAGCGTGGCCGTATCGCCCGGTACGCATTGCGGAACGAGCCATGTGGTGATGCTGCCGTCGTACCCGTCGAAGCTGCGGCGGCGCACTTCGGCCTCGCCACGGGCCTGCATCGATGCGGTGTCCGAGGCGTGGCATTTCACCTCCACCTTCTCGCCGCCCGTGCTGCCCACTTCCACTTCCTTCACCTTACCGTCGGGCATCAACGCCTTCACCACAACGCGCACCTTCTTGTCTTCGGCACGGCGATAGGTGAGGTCGGCATCTTCTACGTTGAGCGCGAAGTCGTATCGCCGCTCTGTGCCCGTCACCTCGCCGGGGGGATGTACATGCAGCGCGCCGTCTTGCAGGTAGATGTCCGCGCCGCATTCCTCCTGCACCTTCTTCAGCACGTCGTAGCCCGTGGCGTCGTGGATGACGAACTTGGCGTAAGTCCATGTGTAGGTACAATTGACCTTATAGTCCTTGCCCACACCCTTTATTATATGGGCTAGCAGCTCGGAGAGCGGCACCTGTTTGAGAACCTCATTGGGGAGGTCTCGCCTGAAAGTAAAGAGGTCGTCCTCACAGAACAGTTTTATGTCGCCGCCATCTGTGGCGATACGTTGTAGCCACCCGCGGAACTCCTCTGTCAGTCCCGTTTCCTTGTAGCCGAACTTCACCAGCACGACATCGCCGCGTCTTATGCGGCTCTCCACGTCGAGTGCCTGGTTGAGCTGGGCCGCAGGCAGGGTTATTTCGCATGTGTCGGCCAGCAACTCCACGCTCTTGTGCACACTAACGGCGGCGAGCATGCCCAGCTTGTATTGTCCGATGATAATATCGTATGCCATTGTGTACATGTGGAGAGTTCTTGAGTTGGTGAGGTTATGAGTTCATGAGTTCGTATTCGTTCGTGCCGAGCAGCAGCTTGTACACATCGTCGCTATATGCGCGTATGCTGTAGTTCTGGTTGGCTTCGCCTGCCGTGAAGGGCATTTCCCAACTCTCAATGACTAAGCGAGATATACCGAAGACCTCTAATAATGGCGAGAGTGCCGTGACGGAGGCCGCCTCGCAGAAGTTCTTGAGCCGGGACACGTCGGCCGAGGGGTATCGGCCGTCGGTTCCGATGAGCACGCCCTCGATGGTGATGTCGTAATCGTCCTGTGCCCACCGTTCCTTTATCGAGCCGCGGATAACGCCCTTGTTCACCTGCCGCCGCTTGATGACGTGCTTGCCCGTGAGGCTTATCATCGGCTCGAAGGGCAGTAGCCACTCCTGTGCGCCTGGCTCTTCGAGTTTCAGGCTCAACGGCATGGCCATCGGCAGTCCTAGGGCATTGGTGCGAACCATGTCGGCAAGTTCGGCGTCGCTCATGGCGCGGATGGCGGAGTAGTCGCCCTCGTCCACTTGCCGGACGCCCGCATCGCGAAACAGCCAGTAGGGAGGTATCTTGCCGCCCGTGATGCGGAGTGCCATATTCTCAAGCGCAAAGCGCGTTACGTTGTTCATGTGCTGATGAGTTTACTGGTTTACCCGCGGTCTGTGCTTGTCGCTATTGCCAGCGCGCGGTTCATGCTTTGCACAACTATCCTTTCCAATTCGGCCGTGTCAGCCTTATCCGTCATGTGCACATGCAGCGTGTCGAAGAACTTGGAGATGTTCATCGTGATGCTGGTGGAGCGTCGGCCACCTGTGGCAATCTCCTCGGCCGAGCGGCGGCCCTTCTTGCCCTTGCCGGCCTTGTCTGTGCCCTTGCCTGCGCCGAACACCACATCCCCGACCGCAGCACTGCCTTTTAGCCCTGGTGTGGAGAGGGCCGAACGTTCGCCTTTCTTCTTCTCCTTCTGCTTGTCCTTGGCGCGTTCTGCGGCCAGGTTCTTCTGAAACGTGCCGCCGATGCCGCGAACGGTTGCTGCGGTGTTCTTCACAAGGGAAACCGCACTGTTTACGCCCGAGACGTTTTTCACGCCAGCGGCGAAGTCGACGGCCGCGCCCTTGATGTCGCCCGAGAACAGCTTGGAGAATGCCTTGGACAGCAGCCCTACGCCACGGATGAGTTCCTTGATGCGGTCCACCACGTAGGTCTTAATCAAGTCACCGAACTTGCGCCACACGTCCCACATGGTGATGAGAAATGCGCGGAACCCCGCGAACTTCGTCCAGCAGTAGACGATGACGGCGATGAGCGCGGCCACGCCTGCGACGATGAGCCCTATTGGGTTGGCCGTCATGGCCACGTTAAGCAGCCACTGCGCGGCCGTCCATATCTTCGTACCGGCCGTTACCAGCGTGGTGATGGCCTGGTAGGCGGCCAATGCCATCGTGTACGTGCGGAAGACGGCCCACACCGTCAGCACCGCACCGCCCAGGATCATGAATGCCGTGCGGAACCGCACCACGAACCCGATGCCTGCGGAGATGGCCGAGAAAACGGCCTGAAAGACGGCGAATACCTTGGGGATGGCCGCCGTTATCTTGTCCACCACCTCGGCAATGGGCGTGTTCACGCTCTGCGATAGGTCTATTGCGCCCTGCTGCACGGTGTCCATCAGCGTGCTCCACTTGCCCGCCAGTGTCTGACTCTGCTTGTCCATCATGCCGTTGAACTTGCCGCCCGCGCCTGTGGCATGGGCTATGGCCTGTTCCACGTTTTGGTACGTTATCTGCCCCTTCGCCATCTTGTCCTTGAGCTTGTCGACGGATATACCTGTCATCTGTGACAGTTCCTGTATGGGGTTGAACCCGGCGTTGATGAACTGCAGCAGGTCCTGACCCATCAAATAGCCCGTGCTCGACACCTGGCCCATCACCAGCGAGAGGGCCGACATCTTGTCCTTGTCGCCGCCCGATATGTCGCCCAGCTGGCGCAGCAGCGGCAGCACCTTGCCCGTCTCCACGCCGAAGTTGAGCATGGTCTGCGCGCTCTGGGTGAGGTCCATCTTGCCGAAGGGCGAGTGTGCGGCGAAGTCGTTGATCTGCCCCAACATCTGGGCGGCTTTGTTTTCACTGCCCACCAGCGTTGTGAAGGCCACGTTCACGCTCTCGGCCTGCGCGCCCAGCCGAACCATCGCCCCGATGCCCGCGCCAATCATCGTGTATGGGTTCATCAGGAACTGCATGCCTGGAATGGCCATGAGTGAGCCCTTGAATCCTTCCAACGAGAACGCCTTTCTCAAGCCACGCCCAACGACAGATGCTTTACGGTTGATGCTGTCAAGCTGCCGCTCCGTCTCTCTTGCCACCGACACGACATTGCCTTTGTCGGCTTTGAGCTTGATGAGGAATTTCAGTACGTTATCCATCGCCTTTCGCTTTTGCTTCCGCTTTTCTTATTTCACCTAAGTATTTATATGTGTGCGCCCATTCCTCGTCCGAGAGCGTATCGGGGTCGAGGTGCAGGTAGTAGCGCATAACGGTGTTGAAGAAGAGGATGTCGAACCCGTCGGACACGTCCACCTCGGCATCCTCTAAAGCTTTTTTATTTCGGCCTCCTTCACTTCCAGAACCTCCTGCATCTTCTGTATGGCCGCCAGGAAGAGCGAGTCGTCGGTCTTAATTTCTTCGTCGCCCACCACCCACAGCTGGTTGAGCATGGTCTCGCTCATTTTGATGGGGTCTTTGAGCACGCTGACGTAGCTCAGGTCCTGGCGCGTGGGGCGGTGCAGGATGCAGCCCTTGCCTTCGACGGTTATCTCGAAGAGGGCGCCGTGCTTACGCTTCCACTCTTCTA